TTTTGTATTCGTTTGTGTATTCCCTTGCTTCTCTGACACTAGGATGGTTCTCAATAGCACTATTTACAGCTGCTTGCGGGTCTGTAAAATAATCTATCTCTTGTTCGGGCTCAACACTTGGTTGAGGTGCTTGAGGTGTAGTTTGATTACCAATGTAATCATCTACAACTTTACGAAGCTCTCCTACTTCAGAGGACTGACGACCTAAAAGCTTTTCAGCTTCTTGGTGCATCTGTACAACTTCTTCTAAGGATTTACCTTGGTACTTCTCTGGGATTGTAGGTTCTTCTTGAGGTTGCTCAACTTCTGGTTCTTGTTGAATCTCTTCTGCTTCGTTTTCAATGTTGTCTGCTTTTTCCTCTTCAGGGGGCAGATCAACCATTGTTGCTCGTGACATAATTAAACTCCGTGATTGTAATCATTATGGAGATGAGGGTTTACGGCCTGCTTTTTCGTGCTCTTTCACCCACTTCATGTGCCTACCGGGGAAGTCCCCAGAGTGGCCCTCAAGGTGAAAGGACGGGGCAGATACCATTCGTGTAGCAACAGCACCACAACCGCACCTACTGGTTGTAGTACCGTCTCCTACCATTTCTTCAAAGACGTGCCCGTTTGTACAACGGAAATCGTAAATTTTGTACAGTTTTATTCTTCTGCTTCTGCTTCAGCTTGATCTCTAGCAGCTTCTGTAGTAGCTTGTAGATTCAAAATGGTTGCAAAAGCAGCTACTTGGCCTTTACGAAAGAAGAGGTCTTCTTCGTTTTTTACAGTTTGTATGTCAGCCAACTGTTGTGCATTAGTGGAAATCTCTTGTAAGAGTTGTTTGAAACCTTCGTGATTGAAGAGTTCATTATAATTACTAAAGTAGGTCTCAAGCTCTGGACTCATGTTTTCCTCTAAAGTTACTTACTACAGGTTTAGTATAGCATATAATTTTGCTAATGTCAAGCTTTTTTAGTGGTTCGTCTACGACGCCCTGATGCGGTAACAGCGTGTTTGATCTTGGCTGGGCCTTTCTTACGCCTAGACGAAGAAGCCTTTTCAGCTTTGGTCATTTTGGCCGCTACTGCCTTAGGTCGACAGGAGGGGTACGGACGCTTCTTTTTTTTTTTTTTTTTACGACCACACTTCTTGCCTGTCTTAACGTCGACCCATTCTTCAGCAAACCACTTCTTTAGTCCTCCTTTAGCCATAGGTTCCACCACGTTTTTTGTATTCTCGTGTCAACCACGCCGAAGCGTATGCAGAAGGCCATACGTCAAACTTACGTTTTGCCTCTGATTTTACACGAGCGTACAATGCCTTGTTTTTAGGATTAGGCCCAGACTTTTTCTTCTTGGGCTTGGCTTTACTTGGCACGTCGACTCCTCCGTTTAACTGCTGCTTTCATTTTGGCGTCCATTTTTTCTTCAGCCATTTTCTTTTTCATAGCAGCTTGCTTAGCAGCAGAGGGTATTGCGTTTTGGGCGTCCCTTCGTGCTTGAGCCAGCATTCGATTAACCTGAGCCTGCGTGTACATCTTCGGTTTAGGTTGTGTTTTACTTTTTGCCTTTGCCACGATTTCTTAACCCCTTAAAGTCAGCGCCCGTGATTTTGTTGCGTGGAGGTGCTACACGAGCTATTTTCTTTTGTTTTGGTGAGTAACCTTTTTTACCTTTTGGCATTACTTTTTTACCTTTTTCTTTTTCTTCTTGGGTTTGCTTGATGGGTAGCCGTATCCGGGCATAATAGCCTCCTATTTACTTTTGTGGACTTTTTGGACTTCAAAATTTGCAGACTTAGACGCACCCTTGTGGGGTTTGTATCCGCCTGCGGGATCTTTCATTAACTTATAGCTACTACCTTTTTTCATCCAGTGATAGCCTTTTGGTGCTGGTACTTTCATTAGTTGTACCTCTTTTAAACTATGTATTCGTTAGTGTGAATATTTGTAGCCGTCTTAACGTGCCCGTTTCGGTCGTACACAGTAACTTCTGTAGTTGTGGCTTCAACTTTTTCAGAACCCGCTACTAACTCTCCGTCCCACACTTTGTACGTTACTTGTCTTTGTACGTAAGTCGTAGGAAGAGCCGACATTGGTTGTACTTCAATTACCATTTGACTTTGTTAGCCCAATAAGCCGCAGACATTTTACCTTTGGCTATGTTCTTTGCGTGACGTGCTTTAAAAGACGCCCTCTTCTTTTTCATACGGTCAGACTCACCCTTCTTTGGTTTGCCTGCAGTGCTTGCTCCCTGCTCACCAAACCGTATAGTTTTAATCTTGTCGCCTTCCTTGGCAACTACGATGTGAGATTTCTTGGGGTGGTTAGGCGTTCTCTTCGGTTTGTTGAACCCGCTTACCCCTGCTCGTTTTAGGCTTGGGTGCTTCTCCGGCATTAGTTAATTCCTCCACCCGGCGTTCCAGTTCCGATATTCGGTCCCACTGGTGCTGAAAGGTCTGGTTGATCTGGTTGAGGAGTCCCCTCAGTTCGTTGTCGGTTAGCATTGTTTTTACCTTCTATCTGTTGCTTTTTCAAGAGAGTATCAGCAACCTTCATGCGGCGTTCAAACTCTCTGTCTTCTTCGTCGCCTTCCCGCAGGTTCCGGGTGATTGCGTTGATACGGTCAATCTCAAGCTCCTGTGGCACTGCTTGTGCTTCAGCAGCCAGCTTAGTTGCTCTAGCTTGCGATTCTTGAGCTTGAGAAGCCAGTAGTGCTGTCTGAGACTGCTGGAACTGCAGCTGTGCTTGTTGAGCAGCTTGAGATAGCTGGGCTGTTTGTGGGTCAGGCTCCATTGCCTTGCCCATAGCTGCCAGAAGCTCTTCACGGTTAGACAAGTTCATGTTGTCAATAACCGACTGAATCAAGGTGTTGTACAGAGGTGACTCTTTGCCCATAGTCTGCAGCAACTGTACTAACTGAGTTACTTCGTATTCACGGGCAATAATACCTAGAGTACTGCTGGCGTTAAACTTATAGTCCGACACTGGGTAGTTCTCAGGGTCAAACTGCATGTACCTGTGTGCCGCCTTCTTGACAAAAGGAATCAAGAAAGACTGCTGGAAGTTTATGAGAGTTCGTTTATGGCGTTTGATAATAGCACCAAGAGACATACTGATGCCAGCTGCAGTAGCCTCGCCATTAACTTGTCCCGCAATTCCGGCTGAGTCGACTGCTCCTGTAGCCTGCTGTACCATTTGTTGCAGGGCTGCGGCTTGGGAGAAGGTGATTTGTCCAACTTGTCCAAAATTAAACGGTTGTAGTACTTCACGGGGATCTCCGCTCGTCAGAATCATTTTACCGGGGCGAACCTCTGGCTTAGCCCCTCTAGGAAGGCGTGTAGCGTCGATAGCGAGCATTGGGTGAATCGTAAGGCTCAAGGCATCAATACGAGCCCGTAGCTCTGTGTCGAGCGCTTTTTGGCTGTTGTATCCTTTCTCACAAACACCACGGCCCCAGAACCGTCCGGGTACTACGTCCCAAGGGAACGCAACAACAGGACGATCCTGCATCATGTAGGGGTTAGCTTCTGCCTTCAGTAAAATACCGCCGTTAGCTACAACAACGACTGCTTCAACGTACTTAGGGCCTGTGCTTTCAACATCGTCTTCTTCTACTTCTTCGTCTTCAAACTCTTCGTTGATTACAGCTTCTAAAAGCTCCCGTGGAACCAGACCGTAGTACTTTGTTAAACGTACTTTGTCGTCGTTGTAAATCGTAATGTCTTGGTCAGGTTCTAGGTCCGTATCGGGGGCCGCCGAGCCTACGTATACGTCCCTATAGACACCCTGTTCCTGAAGCATTTCTACTTGGTGTCTGCTGACAAACTCATCAATAGCAACACCCAGAGCGTCGTCTACAGAAGTTGCTACAGGATCAATAAGAAAGTTCTGAGGCAGTACAGGCTTTAGTTTTACTTTTACCCGATTAGTGATGTTGACGCCGACAGCCTGTAGTTCACCGTCCATGATAGGTTGAGACGCAGGAGCCATCTCTTTCATATCTTCGATGACAATCTCACCAATGCCTGTGCCAAATACTGCTGAATTAATTAGACACTCAGCTACGGCTTTACGTACCATGCAGTCTTCAAAGTCTTCAGTAAGTTTGTTACGCAGAAAAGCAATGTCTTGGCGATCAGTGTCGCCTTTGTTGTCACTAACGTCGAACCATTTTCCACGACCAAAGGTCGCTTCTTCTAGCTCAGCTACATTGGACTCAACTGCCTGCTGCAATGCTGGAGAAATAATTCTTGAGCGCTCTGACTTACGCTCGCTGTCTGCGGGGTCCCAAATGCCTCTCCAGAGCCTGTAGTACTCTTCGAATCGGTCTTCGTAGTTTGACTCGTAGTAATCACGCCAGTCTTCACATTTAGTGATTACCCAGTCTTCGATGGTTTCTTGAACCAACAGTGGGTCAACTTCGTATAGTTCGCTCATAAGTATTTCCTAAATTGCAGCAATGCTGTAAATAATTATAAAAGCCACTACAGCACTGATTGCGTATATTCCGTAGGTATTGAAGGGTCTAAAAACTTTCATTAGTATCCTGCCACAACGTCTAGTATTTCATGGTCTTCGATTTCGTAGTCGTAGTCATACGCTACGTTTGCTAACTGGTCTATGTACGCTAAAGCGTCCACCAAGTCATCATGTGTTAGTGGGTCAGGGAACTGAAACAACTGATCTAAAAATCTACTGTTCCACTCGCCTTTGTTCAAAGTTATAAAATTGTTTTCAAATCTACCCTGTAACGCCCACATAACCCTGTCAGTTTTTTTCTTGTTACCGTGGGTTAGTTCTTCTACTCTAAAGAACGTACCGTACTTCTTTTGTAAATCCATGAGAGGCGACATTACAGCCTGCTTAGCAATACCTCTTTCGATACCAACGGATACGGGTTGATAGTCTCGAACGGCCTGAAATATCTTACTTGCCGTTTCGTCAAGACTCCATCGTCCATATATGATATTGTCAACAAACCAACCATGCTCACTAACTTTAACGACGGCAATAGCGGTTTCGTCGAGCCTAGAATTTTTTGTTCGTTTTTTATTGACTTCTTCAAAACCCGCCAAGTCAACAGCAATGTAATAGTCTCCTATTTCAGGAACATCTTCCGATACCACCACCCAGTCTTCTTTAAACATTTCCGAACCACGAGCTTCAAACGACGCCATAAATTCCTGACGGAAGGCATAGGAAGACATACTACGTTTAGCAATGTCGATTTCGCTTGAGTCCAGCAACGGGTTATCGTAAGACGTAAAGTGCCAAGATTTGTAAGTAGGGTCATCGTCTAGCTCCGCATACTTGTACAGTTCGTAGAAGTGGTTACGACCCATAGGTGTCCCTATGAACATCGCAGAACCCTTTTGGTCGGCTAAGGCAGGTCTTAGGATCTGCTCAAAGACGTCCGGTTTCATGTCGGCGTATTCGTCCAACACTAAAAACTTCAAGGACACACCACGCATTGTCTCTGGCCTGTCGGCTCCTTTGAGACTAATCATGGCCCCGTTGACCAGCCTGATCTGCAGATTATTAATATGTGATCCTGCAATCACAGGGTGTCCTAGCTCTAAGAGGGTCTGCCACATAATGTCACGGGCTTGTCCCTGCGTAGGCGCTACGTAAAACACTTGTCCTTTTTCTGTCTGCAAGGCGTTTACAATCAACATCCAAGCAGCTAGGCGGGACTTGCCTGTTCGTCGTCCTGCAGCAACTATCTTGAATCTAGTGTCGTCTGCCCAGACTTCTTGTTGCCAAGGCAGTAGTTCTATATTAAGATCAGTCACACGCTTTCCAACTTAAATAAAACGTAATGGCCCCTGTTACAATCGGTAAAGACATAACACACACCAGCAAGAACACTTCCATTACTCTAACTCGTCAAGTTCGTCTTCAGTCAGTTCTCTGGTTGGTAGGTCGGCTTCTTCTAACAAATCAGCCACCGCTTGTAGTGTTTCAAACTTATGTAAGACTGCAGGCACTGCCCTACGTCCAGTAAGGGCTTCCACCATGTCCCAACCTGCGGGACCGGGAGGCATCTTCACGTACCGATGGTCTACGTTCATTTCCATCAGTTTTCGCCGCAGTCCCCGACAACCGTGACACCAGTCGGCTCCGATTATAACAAACATATCAGCCTTAAATAAAGTTATTTAAAGCCGGTGGTATTTCGAGTAAATCAAACGTCACAACAAATTCCATATCAGAAGACGCTTCTGTTTGGGCTTTGGCGACTTCGCCTTCGTGAAGGACAAACATTGGGCCACCACCTGAATCTAGCGTTAATCTGCCGCCGCCAGATACGTTCTCAGCATCAAATATATCGACACGGTTGCTGCCGTCAGACTCAGCAAAGTGCAAAGAGGCGGTTTTTGTGCTGCCTGCATGGTTAGCGATAAAAACGTAGTAAATAATGATGTGGAAGCCGGTTGGCACGGTAAACATGGTCGTTTCCGTGGCGTCCGTCAGGTTTATGTGTTTGGTATATAACATCAGTAAAGCCACATCACCGGGGTGCTACCACGGGTGTCTACATGCACAAACCCATCTTCTACCCCAATACCAGTAAAACCTAAGTCTAGTGCCTTAGACACAAGAGAGAAGCGGTCTGCGGCGTTTATTACTTTTATGTCTGCCGCAATCCCCTGAGCGTGTGTACCCGGTCTGTCTTTTTTTGCTTCTATCGGGTGCTGCGGGGACCTGTAACCGCTAGTAATCACAAAAGGAAAACCACATTGATGCCTGAGTTCGTCTACTAACTCCATAAACTCAGCTTCCATACGGTTTTCACCAGTGTGTTGACAGTTAAATTCCTCTACTGTGAAGTATCGCAATTTACTTTAGCCCTCAAGTACTCAAAAAACACAGCCGACTGTTCTTCGGCGTTGTCAATCAACAAGTTCACCTTCGATAGGCTCTCTTGTTTGACTTCCGTCATCAATAGTCGCACTTCCGACGCCAGAGATGTTAATCTGGATTGCATTACGTCCGCCATCTTTAATCACGTCCTTTTCAAATGCCCCTACAGGCAGTATTCTGTCCATCACAAGTTTCCAAGCAGCGGCTTGATTCTTGTGGTCGTGGTCTAAAGCAGCATCAAAAATAGTCTCTAGGACCTTTTTTGACTTTGGTGAGGCCAACATACGGGCCTTGTATTCATTTATGATCGCTGCGTCACCCTTAGGTCGGCCTACTTGCCCCTTGTTTCCGGGCTTCACAGCTTCTACTTCTGACTTCCGGGGTCTGCCACGACCTCTTTTTTTAATTTCTTCGGTCATAACACAAATTGTCCGTAAATACAACCTTAGTATATCACGAGTCTACACGAAAGTCAAGCTATTTTATGACCTTTTGCCGGGGACTGGGTTACTTTAGAAAAATCAAGTAGTTA